CTTTTCCCAATCCGGACCATATAACAAACGGCCAATCCAACTAAATATAAACATTACTCTACCAACCCCCAATCCGCCGCTGTTGTAGCATGAATTTCTGGCTCTATTGTTTGAACGTGACCAGACCTTTCAAAAATTTCCCAATTTTCCATATTGCCCAAAGTTCTTTTAAACTGCTCAACAATTTCCTCAGGTTTAATTTTGTCGGGGTCAGCTTCAAAGGACGGAACAGTAAACACGAAATCAAAATCGTGAACATAAACCGGTTTAGACATCGTTTAAAACTCCCGTGTTAATTAACGACACCCATACATATAGGATTATTTGGGACATATCAAGTCAAAAAGCACGTCCCAATTAAACGGATGTTCCTGATGGTGTATTGGCTCTACGGATTGCAACCCGTCCATTTTAAGATCGACCGCCGCGCTAGCCGGATACAAAAACATTTCTGGCGGGACTTCCGGCTTGGGTTGTTTCTTGATTAATATCCAACTGGGGGAGTGCTGATGCCTAGACAGCCACGCAACTTGCGAAGGCTGTAAAGTGACGGCGTTGCCGGTCAAAAACTTTAATTCTACAAAGTGAAACGTACCCTGCTCATCACAGAGCAAAACGTCTGGGATTCCTGCACCTACAGAGTTTTCAATCCTCGTCAATAATATCTTTCGGTTCAGACGTTGCGTCGCCTCGCGTATCTGCTTGTAAAAGCCGCTCTCTCGCTTTACCGCGATTTTGGGTGTTGTTGTTTTCTTCTGGCGTGATGTTGATCGTGACGGGGGCATAGCTTTGTTTGATATCCTCTAAAGCTTTCAAAACTTCATCCTTGCTCATACTATCAATTGACCCGTGACGGATTTCTGATTTGTTGACATAGATGTCGCCTTGGGCTTGCCCCCTCCTGTATTCGGCTTGCACGGCGGCAGAGTAAGCCCCGTTAGTCAAAGCCTCATCCCGTATTAATTGAAGGTCTCGCAGATGTCTTTGGTAAGTAACGCCATACTTTGCGTCCAACTCATCCCTATAAGCACGGATAGCCGCTACAACGTGCGGGGATGTATTGGGATTGGTTAGCTCATAAGCCCGCGTATGTGCGGAGGTGGCAGAGTAACCGGCATTGATTGCGGCCTCTCTCAAAGTTATCTGACCGTCCTTACTGACGATCTCTTTTACAAAAAGCTCTTGCTTGCGTGTCAACGGGCTAGCGGCAGTAGATTTCTTTCGGCCCCGCGTCTCAACAACTTTCGCCATAAACTTCTCCAGTTAATTAGATAACGATTTCTTTTATATAGAGCCAAAAAATATTTTTCAAAAAAAATATTGCAGGACCCCCATTAGGCGATTTTCCTGTTTAAGGGTTACATTTTGTATTTTAAATATGTAACCGAATATGTAACCTACTAGGTATTAATTTTCTTATAATAAATAATGGTTTATGACAGAGGTTACATAAGTTACACCGGTTACGCCTATATTTTTCAAAAAAATATTTTTTTTAATTTCTGGCCTATATACTGTAAACCGTAACTAAAAGAGCGCGACCCGTGGACCGCGCTCCGTGTTCTTTGGTTACCGAATTAGTATTTTCGGTGTCTTATCAGTGTCTTGGCACATATAAACAATATCCTTTGCAAAAAAGTAGCTATAGGATTGATTGTTTAGCAACACTCTGTAGTGTTCGACTTCTGGGTTTCCTTCCAATTCCGCTTCAACTGATATTTGCGTATCAAAGTTTTTTCGACCTTGGTTGGTATCCCGAACCCAAGCAACACAGACTGTTGAACCTTTCAATTCTTTCAACAGATTGTTGAAGTCTTTGGTAAGTGAGCCTTTATCGCGGTGCGCGATCCACGGCACACCTTTAGTCAAGTCAGCCATACTGACCTCCCGTAGTTGATAGACGTTGAGAAATAGCGTCGGCGGCTCAACTTGCCGCTCTTCTTATCTTTTTATTTTAAATCAATGGGTTATAAGTTGTATCCCATATGCGACTTATCTTATACAATATGCGACAATATGCGTCAATAATTTGACACTTAGATGCGACACTATGTCGCATGGTCTTATACAATCCTATATGCTAGGCTCTTAACACAATCAGAAATGGTTGTACGGATGGGACGGGGAACCCGAACCAGCGCGAAACCCTCAAGGCTCTGCACTGCATCCAAACGGGTCAATCCTACGGTCATAGTAACCGTCTCATCCATGGCCCTTTTCCTACTGTCTACGCAAAACTTAAAAAAAGCCCCCGCTCAATGGCGGGGGCTCCAAATTCGCAGCCAGCATTTCGTGCAAAGGAGGATGGCCCCCTCCTTTGCGGTAGCTTTATTATCACACCTTCGGCATTTTGAAAGACCTAATATCATTGCTGAACCCTCAACCGTGCTTTGAGCAGATAGGACTGCGCTTCCTGCATTGAGCTTATCGCTTGACCCAGCATTTCGATCTCTGAGACAGAGCGGACATATTCATCTTGAAGATCTTCACCTTTAAATTCAAGGTCCAAAGCCGCGGACATTGCGTCGTTGAGTTTGACCTGAACCGCCTGATATCTATCAACCCTCTTCATTTTCAGCCTCCTCAACATGAATGATGACGTCTTTAATATGATCGTCCCATATTATCTCTTCAGCTATTTCTCTTGCCTTGTCCTCGTTGGGAGCTTCGACATCAATCCGGTGATACACCGTGACGTAAACCTTAAACTTTTTTGGCATCGTCCCAATCCCTTTCAAAAACACGCTCGTATTTAGAGGTTAATTCTTTGTCAGCAAAAACACATCTCATGTATTCAGCTAACCGCAAAGAGGCCAGATATGCCCTGTCCCCAGAACTACCTTCATCCATGTTTGGCAAAGAGCCGGTCCCGCCATAGTCCAACATGAAATCCAAAACAATTTTCAAATCATCCTTCATACCATTCTCCCGTGTTATATAAGATTTATCCCATACATAGATTAAATAAAAAAACAAGTCAATAAAAAATAAGGCAGGAGAGTGGAAGGCAAAACTTCTATGTCCGTTTCGCCAAAACCCACTCTCCCTATGATGTGCTGTCGCTTGTTCAGAAACTACACACATCAATTAGTCGTCCTTCTCTGATAGGACGTAGGCGGCGGAGCTCATACAAGAGCCCATGAAGCCTAGCACGGTAGCCGTGTCAGGAGCCCCAAGGGCCATGCGAAAGATAAGAGCTTGCATAGCTCCCCCCATGACAGCCCCGCTGTTGCAACCGGCCTTTTCAAACCGGTCTAACAGCCGCTCCATTTCCTCGACACCGGATTGAAAGTCTTCTGCGTTATTATCCATTGACGTGAGTAAACGTAAAACGGACCTGAACACTAATATTCTGGTCAGGCCATCCGTGGTTTGTTACCGCGACCTGACGGGCAGAACCCATAACATCAAAGAACCATTCACGAGCTTCTGGATCTTCCTTCAAGTGATCAAACATCGACACGTTGTATGGAACCCAGAACGGTATGGAACCCATTATGCGTTGTGGCTCTTGGATGCCGTTGATGTTGTAACCATCACCGATGATCAGGATTTCAGCGTCAGTCACATTGTCGTGGATAGCTGTTTCCTCATGACGACGCTTAGACTCTTTCCTGTCGTCAGACATAATCCGATCAACCGTTTCAATAGAATCCTCAAGGTACTTTGTCATCTCCGCCTTTGTCTTGCATTCCTTAATGCACTCTTTGAGATGGTACTTTACCCACGCTGCGCTGACAGTGTTCAGATCACGCTCTTCGACCTTCTCTTCGACGACGACAGGTTTCAAGGTGACTGAAGCCTCTTTTATTTTGGACTTCTTTTTTTCCGCCCACATTTTCTTAATAGCTTTGGACTGACGCTTACGCGCTTCGTCGCTCCATTTCTTTCTAGCCATTCCTACCTCCCGATAGTTACTTGTTTAAGATAACTCCCATATATACCAGATAACATAGGATGTCAACCTGTTGCGGCTTCGTCCTTGTCGTCGCGTAGAATGCGAACGATATCTTCGATTGGCGTTATATCCAGACCTATATGTTCGGCGGCACCACGATAACGGTTTAGCCATCCGGCTAACGCCACTCCGGCTTGACGCCTAAATTCCTCTTGCGACGCTTCATCTTTAGGGTCAAACGGTTCGTAGCCTCCCCCTTCTTTTCTATTAGATACAGGCGAGATATAGGCTGGATACTCTGCCACCTTGATAGACACGACGGAGCTCTGTTGCACTTCTTCTTGCTTGACCACTATCCGTAGCCCGCTAGCCATGCGCCGTGCTAAATCTAATTTTGCTTGCCACAATAATTGTTCATCTCTGCCATGAAAAGCTTGGTACATCTCATGTTCCGGATAATCCAAAAGCCATGTGACAAATTCTTCAGGCACAAACATATTCAGACCAGTGGCTTGCAGATATTCGTCTATTATCCGCTGCTTGGTCTTTTTTGCAAAATTACTCATTTACTCCTCCTGTTAAAATTAACCGCCGTAACCCGCCCCGCCTAATCTCAACCAACCGCGTCTCAACTCACCTAAACCGTCACGCCATGACTGCCCGTATCGCACCTGAACAAACCCAACCAAAACCGCCATGCCTAAACCCATGTAGACCTAACAGACCTGACCATACCGAAACCGCCCTAACAGACCCTATCCAATCGGACCGGAACGCAACAGACCACGACCGCCTTGACTAGCCGTGCCTCACCCAAACGCAACAAGCCCAACCTAACAGTAGCTGACCCCGCCTCAACCGCCGTGCCACGCCATTCCATACCATAACCCAACATGTGTTTCCAAAACGCACCTGAACACAACCGCCGTAACCAACCCCGCCCTACCAAACCGGATCGGACCGTTCCAGACCTGAACACATCTTAACGCAACCGACACAACGCGGCGCACATGACCTGTCCTGCCCTCATCTCTCCCAACCATAACCGCCTCGACATTCCAGACCTATCCATATCTAACCGCAA